AGTAGCTGCAAACATTCCTGCTGCTCATGCATTATTTATGGATACGTTTAGTGGTAGCGCCAATACTGGCGGAAGCACTACAACAGGGGTATCATCTAACACGCTTGATATCGGAGCAACTAACGCAACATCACACACTTGGAGACTAATCAGAGGAGTTGAAGATCCTGAAAACGGAGATTTAACATCAGCATTTTGCAATGTTGAAGTGGTTCAAAATTTGAATCAATTCATTGATAGTTCTGGGTCTTAACAGAGAATAGGAGATAAATAATGGCAATATCAAGAACACAACTCGTAAAAGAGTTAGAGCCAGGATTGAACGCCCTGTTCGGCCTGGAATACAAAAGGTATGATAATCAGCACGCTGAAATCTATACCAACGAATCATCTGACAGAGCTTTTGAAGAAGAAGTAATGTTATCTGGTTTCGGAAACGCAAGTGTAAAGAGTGAAGGATCTGGTGTAGCATTTGATGATGCACAAGAGTCTTACTCTGCAAGATACACTCATGAAACAGTTGCTTTAGCATTTGCTATAACTGAAGAAGCTATCGAAGATAATCTTTACGATAGAATCTCTTCTAGATATACAAAAGCTCTAGCAAGATCTATGAGTAACACAAAACAAGTGAAAGCAGCGGCACCTTTGAACAACGGTCTACCAACAGTAGATGGTTTTGATTCAGGGGATGGTGTTTCTTTATTTAACACTGCTCACACAACTGTAAGCGGAACTAGTGTTAAAAACACACTTACTACACAAGCAGACTTAAACGAAACTTCGTTAGAACAAGCAATGATTGATATCTCTGCTATGACTGACGAAAGAGGTTTAAGAATTGCAGCTAAAGCAGTCAAAATGATTGTTCCATCTGCAAACCAATTCGCAGCTGAAAGACTTATGAAGTCTCAAGGCAGAACTGGAACTGCTGATAATGATATAAATGCATTATCATCTATGGGAATGATTCCTCAAGGTTACAGAGTGAATAACTACCTAACTGATACTGATGCATTTTACATTATTACTGATGTACCAAATGGTATGAAAATGTTCACTAGAGCACCATTGACAACTGCAATGGAAGGTGACTTTGATACTGGTAACGTTAGATACAAAGCTAGAGAAAGATACTCGTTTGGAGTTTCTGACTTTAGAGGTATCTTCGGTGTTGAAGGTGCGTAATCATTAAAAAGAAAACTTTTTGTGGCCGGACATGTTTCGGCCACATTTTAATAAGAAAGTAATAATATGAAAAAATTCCTAGTAAATATATGGGCCTATGATCATCATGCAAAATTTGAAGTTTTGTCTGAAGATAGTCCTGTTTCCCTTGAAAAATCAATCCTTGACAAGTTGGGAGAAAAGAGTATAAATTGGGAATCTCTCGGAAATAGTTACGATCCGGGATTAAATCGAATAACTTTTGAGGAGGTTGTTTATGATACAAGACCTATACAAAGCAAAAAGGTCCTTGGAGTTGAAGTGGGAACAAGAGCATATTAATGAAGATAGATATACTCTTAACATGGTTAAGCTCGATGATAAAATCAAGCAAATCATTACTGAAATTAAGCTGGAAGAAGCTGAAATCGCTCACAGGCAAAATAACGTTGAAGGCGTTGCTCCACAAGTTTCTGTAGCTACTTAAGACACAAAGCTACATCGCTGAAATCGCACTTTTATTACGGGGTCTCTTGCACTCTACTCAAAAGTAGAATATAAATTACACACTATATAAAAATAAATTTAAATGTAGACGCGTATAGTCGACAACCCTAGGGACTACATTTACATATTCTAGGAGGAATATTAACATGGCTAATACAACATTTAACGGCCCAGTAAGAGCAGAAGGTGGTTTTGAACAAATTACTAAAACTGCAGCAACAGGTGCAATAACAACTAACTTTGATATAGATGCAAGCGGTAACATTTCAGGTACTGGTACATCTAGAATCACAGGAACAACTACTTTTGTTGTCCCAACAGTAACAATCGTAACAGGTTATACTTCTGGTACAGTGTTAACAGCAGCACAATCAGGATCTATTGTAACCTTTCCTGCAATGAATGGTGCAGCAAGTTTATCACTTCCAGCAGCAGCTGATTGTGTAGGGTCTACTTTTCATTTTGTAATGTTAGGTACAGCAGGTAATGATGTAGACATTATTACTAATGGATCTGAAAAAATTATAGGTTGTGTACCAAAAGGTGATGGTGACAACGTAGGAATTTCAGATGCAAATGATTCTATAGGTTTTGATGCAAACGCAGTTGTAGGTTCAAGTTTTAAAGTGACTTGTCTTTCATCTACAGCAGCACTAGCTTTCCTTGCACACGACATCATTGATGGACTTGCAGCGAATGTTGGTTCAATAAATCTTAAGTAATAAATAATTAATGTGGGGTTTCGGCCCCACAGTTTCTTAATTAAGGAGGGAAACACATGGCAGACGTAGTAACAGGACCAGAAGTCCTACAAGAAAATGACAAACGAGTAACACTAAAAATAGTTGTTGAATCAGACGGAAACGGCAGCACAACAGTATTTTTTGATTCTTCAGCTAGATTAGTTAATGGCGCTGCATCACTTGGAACTTTACAAAGAATATGGTTTTCATGTTCTCCAGGAAATGGTTTTGATTCGTTTGCGCGTTTAGATTTTGAAGATTCTGACGGCGATAGACCTTTATTAGGATTAACTGGCGCAGCCTATTGGGATTTTAGAGAGTTTGGTGGATTGCCACCAAGCACTGATGCTAATACCAATGGTGATATTAATTTTGTTGTAGCGGCAGCCGCTGACGCTGGCAACATGTACACAGCAATAGCAGAATTTATTAAGACACCTACATAGGAGGGTAACTAATGGCCAATACAACTTCAGGCACAGTTACTTTCGACAAAACTTTTGCAGTAGATGAAATTATTGCAGAAGCATATGAACGAATAGGTTCACAAGTAACTTCTGGATATCAATTAAAAACAGCAAGACGTTCTTTAAATATAATGTTTCAAGAATGGGGAAATAGAGGTTTGCATTACTGGGAAGTAGGGGAAGCTGATATTAATCTTGTTGAAGGTCAAGCAGAGTATATTTTCTTTAGAGCAACTTCTGATGGCACGAGTGCTGTCACAAATCCTGCTGATACTTATGGTGTAGCCGATATCCTTGAAGCAACTTTAAGAGCAGATAGAACTGCAGTAGATCAAGCAGATTCTTTAATCACAAAAATCTCAAGATCAGTTTATTCTTCTTTAGCAAATAAATTATCTAAAGGAACACCCTCACAATATTTTGTTCAAAGATTTATAGATAAAACTACAATGACAATTTATCCAACTCCAGATTCCACTAATGCAGCTAAAGCAATAAATTTTAATTTTATAAAAAGAATACAAGACGTAGATGGAACTTACACAGATGCAACAGATGTGCCATTTAGATTTGTACCTTGTATGGTATCTGGATTAGCTTTTTATTTAGCTCAAAAATTTAGTCCACAATTAGTACAACAAATGAAATTATATTATGAAGATGAATTATCTAGAGCATTGTCCGAAGATGGTTCTCCTAGTAGCACTCATATAGCACCAAAAATTTATTACCCAGGATAATTAATGACATTAGCAAGAGGAAAATACGCAAAAGCAATATCGGATAGATCAGGAATGGAGTTTCCATATAATGAAATGGTTCAAGAATGGAATGGTCATTTTGTGCATATATCTGAATTTGAAGAAAAACATCCTCAATTAAATATTAGTTCAAATACAGGAGAAGGTATTGGTTTATCTAATGCTAGACCTGATAGAGCTGAAACCGAAGTAGCAAGAATTTTAAGTCCCAATCCTTTTCAAACAATTGCAGCTTCATCAGGAATTATAAATGTATTTGAAAAATCTCATGGTAGATCAACAGGTAACACGGTAAGATTTAGAGGACCAATTCATACATCATCTGATCCAGATGGTTTTGAAAATCCCGTAGGTTTTGATGGAATAACAGGAGTAAATATTGCAAAAGCTGCAGGATATTCTATTACAATTGGTAAAAGAGATTCAAGCGGAAATATTACAAACACAACAGATTTCTATCACTTTACTG